GCCCTTATGCTTTTAGCATCTCTATGGAACAGTTGGTGTTAATTTTCCTAAAGCGGATGTGTTGAATTCCCATGTTTCAGCATGGCTATATTTCGGAATTCCCCAATTCCTAAAAACTTCGCTTCTTCACACATTTTACAATGTTGACGTCTTGCAAGGATAAATAGAGTGGCTAAACTCTAACGTCGTCCTATTTACTAGCTCTCACTAGTACTTTATTCCAATTAAAATGAAAGTGACTAATTTTCCCATTCCATAAGATGTTTATTTACTTTATAGCACCGAGTCCAGATCGAATATCTGGAGTCGCATCCAAAATTGTATAGTTAACGCACTGCTAGGCGATACAGACCACACAAACAAATCATTGTGTCTGTATACGGCGTCCAAATTTGGGTAGAAAAAGACTCTGGTAATACCTGTATTAAGATTCTTTTCCCTTTTAAAATATATCACTTGTCCCTGTGATAAACTTATGGGTCCAGTGGTTCCTGAATCCCATTGTAATAAGTTTCCTATATCATCAACCAAGTCGGTTATACAATACATAACTCCTACTTTTGCTTGTTGTGTGGCTCCTGACATATTAAATGCCGCCACTACTCCTTGGACTGGATCTCCAACTGCGTTGGAGGCCCAAGCGTTTGCAAAAACATCGTTGTAAAAGTAAGTATTATCACTATTATCTACGCTCATTGGTGGTAGAGTCATGCTGTAAAATTTTACTTCGTAATGCATGACAACTTGGTAAATGGTTGTTTCGTCTTCATCTACTGCTGGTTGAAAAGATGATTGGGCGAGTACGTATATGACGTATGGTATTTCTTCACGCGCGTCTATTCCTCCTATTACACTAAATGGCTCTGTGTCCTCTGGGTGTACTGGTAAGGTTACGTCTACGTGGTTGTAAACATTGAAGCTACGAGATCCCGAGTAATCTATAGCTCGGTCGAGTCGTGTATCTGAGTCTGCTCCAACATTTAATGGACTATCTGGATCCAGTGCAGTGGCTACAACTATTCCTCCAGAAAAAGTTGCGGCTTGCATAGGCTGGAATTCCAGCTTCAAATTTACTACTTTGAAGTATTGGTACATTTCTGATAGTAGTCTAAATCTCGTGTTTGCCATGTAAGATTTAGATAGTATGAGAATGTCTATAATATCGCCAGGCAATGTAAAATGTTCTGGTGTCACCAGATTGCCTGTTGATTGAGGTCTAACTTTAAGTCTTGTTAAAGCCTCGGATCCCATTAAGGTGACAAATTCACCAAATTGGTCCACACCCGATGATGTGGCTGGAGGTTTAATACTTACAGGTTCCTCGTATTCGGAGTAATTGTGTATCAAACCTTGATCTGCCCATTCCTTAGATCCAAACATTGTATCTCTCAGTCGATTGTATGTTTTTCGGTTAGGGGCTTGTAGTTTGTTTTCAATAAATAATTTGTGATTTAAAGAATTGTTAGAACGCCTTGGATAATCTCTCCTAAGATCGGACTTGTTAGAAAATCCCCTAGTATTCCGAAGAAGTCCTTGGGTGGTTGTTTTTCTTCCTTGATATCGTTGGCTACGTCCTTGGATATGTCCAGTTTTTCCTTTTTGTCGAGTACGATTCCGTTTTGCTCTAAGTGTGTTAATGCGCTTTCTAGTTCTTTTAAAATGCTGTTTAGATTCATTCATGTATGTGCTAGTGGGTTATTAACGAGGGGGAAAATAAGTAAACTTTACCTATTTTCAATGCTGGTTACAAATTATTTATTTGTCACAAGCTATGATCTCTTCAATACCTTCGTAGTTAAGATGATAAGGTAATGTCTTAACATTGGAAAGCATTTGTTTGAAGCATTCAAGATCATAACCTGTTAGGTTATATTTTTCTAGCAAAAAAGTCCATGTTCGTTCGCAATACGAGTGGTTTCCTCGACTATGCATTGAGTAATCAAAAGGCATTTCTTTGGGTTCGACACCTGTTGTTATACGCAACATAGATTCATTCCATTCTCTTAAAAATGGCACATGATGTACATCAGCTTTTAGTCCCATGGCTACTCCCCGTATATGAGGATATATTTCTTGGACTGCATGTCTGCAAAATCCAATTTTACTAAGTACTCGACCTATCTTAGGTCCGAGAACGTAGCCCAATGGGTGGCTATTGGTGGGCCAAAATAATCGGCTGATGTAATCTACATCTACTATATTTTTAGTTATAGTAACAAATCGCAAGTTAAAACCAAAGGATACGCTTTGCGCTATGAGCTCCTCTGATGTTATATAAGTTGCAATTTTGTTTTTGATGTAGATCAAACTATCATCCCCTTGTATGCACAAACAAAAAGGGGGGTTGTTCAAATCAATTTCAATTGATTTGGATTTTAGTATGCGTATTATACCAATTATGGTTTTAATAGCATTCATGTGGGAATTTCCAGAACTAGTGTGGGGGTCTCCAGTGTTTCTACCACCTTTGCGTCCGTACAATAATCCTTTTGAGGTTATTCCAATTACTTTAATGGCTCTTTTCAAATCTTCTAAAATGGATGAATCTACTCCCATTACTTCAAGCATTTTGATTTCCCAAAGTAAGGATTGAGCAGAAACATGTGCGTCTTGCCGGCTTTCGTCCATTAGTATGAACGTTTCACCGGGAAAAGTTACACCCATTCTAACACATTGATTTAACAACCAATCTGAAACATCTTCACAAGTCGTACCAGAAGTATATAAAATCCAGTGGTCTTTGTTCCATGTTTTTGAAAGAGCTTTAGAAAAAGAGTATAAAGGGGGGCCAAACAACACATTAAAGGTGTCGCTAGCGCCGCTTATACATCTAACATTTTTAGTTTTTAAAATATGCATTATTTCAAGTTTGACAAACGATTTCCGGTACAATTGCTGTTTGGTTAAGTGTTGCAACTCATTGTAAGCTTTAACATGATTCTTTTGTCGTGCTGCTGAAAAGGTTCCTTTGGTGTTCCATTCTTGAAATGTCCAAAGTTTGTATTCGTAAGCAGGATAAATCTTGTTAAAGTTTTCCTTACAAAATTCAAACGGTTCAGTCCATTTAAGACTTGGAAGCGTTTGCATTATTTGTCGAGTTGTCACAGCATTGTACTCATTGTGAGCGTTTGCTATAGCGTTGTGTGGTTTGTAACTAGACATTGAAAGTCCAATTTGAAACACGGCAGGTTTGGTTTCTGGTGGATGAGGAAACTCATCACATTTAGTTACCCACCCCTGCACTTCTTGGTGATCTGGTATCACCTTGGTATCAAACCCACACAAGGCTTGACTTGCTTTTAAAATTTTTCCACTTGATTCTGCGAGTTTTGTTCTATATGAACAGGTTTCGCAGACTCGTGTAACATCACGGCTGTCGCTAGATGTTGTGGATGGTCCATGTAGTGCAATTTTATCATCATTCTTGATGTTTTGTGCATACCTGTAAGATCCACATCTCGCAAATATGCTTTCTTCGCCTTCTTGTCGATTATCCTGTCCGCATACTCCACAAAGTTCTCCTCTTGGGGTTTGTGGTTGCTTGCCTCCATGTCCTTTTGTTCGACGTTTTCGTATCGAGTAAGCCATGGGAGTTGGGATAATATCTCCTGGTAAAGATGAATTGCTTGTGACTGCGCCTGTTGGTACTTGTATTGAATCAAAGTTCCTGTGATCATGACGGACGCTATCAAAATAATCATAATTAAGACAACGCTCAATACGTTGGTCGTCACAGGTATCAAGTTTAAAGAGTTCACTGTACTAGGATCTGAAGAATTTACCGTTTCAATCATTATGTTTCTAGTTTGTCTACTCCTCACTCTTTCCTGCAAGTTTTCAGGGTTTACAGTTACATGTCCGTGTAAAAATTTAAACAAACGTCTTAACTTATAAAATATACCTGTAGCCATTGGGACTACATTGGAAGGTTGGTTTAGTAAGTTATCCAACCCATTATTGTGGAGATATTGTTCTTCGGCCATTTGCGCTTTATTTTCCGCATTCAATCTGATTTCCTCCACTACCAGTGGGTCAGATATATCGTTTTGTGCACAAATGTTGACAATAGTTCTATTCATGTTAGTGAAAGCTCCATTTTTGGTATAATCATACCATTTCATTTTATTAGCTAATGTGTTTGTTACATATTCTATAGTTTCCAGATTTGGGTCAACTGTTTCAGTTTCTACTGTGGCAGCTGTTTCTTCTGGGATTTCTCCAGTATGGTAGAAAACCTGGTATACCATGGTGTTTTCTATTTCTGAATGTAATATCCATACTAAAGCACCAGCATCGATGTTTAAAAAGGAAGTTTCGGTTAGAGTTTGAGAAAAACCAGTCAAATTCTCCTTGTCTACCATTATTAAAACTTCCATATCACGACTGTCTTCTACAATTGTGAGTATTTCTAGCACCGATACGGGATTTCTTGCGTCTATCAAAATTTTATTGTAATTACAACCACACGTAATGCCGTGATTGCATGTTAGAAGCATTGGATCCGCACGCATTGAATAACATGAAGCTAGTCGAAGGCCTAATTCCTTTCCGACTAACCCCACTCCATTCCAGGTTGAAATGAGAAAGTTACCGTTTATATTCAATGTTTTATGGGTATCCATAAAAAAGACTTTTGTAGCTTCCACATTAAGGAAATAGTCATTTTCGATAATGTTTCCGGTACAATTGGTTGGCTCCAAAGGAGGTTTTTCCTCGCTTGGAACTGTGTTGTGGTGTCTTTTACATTCCATGTTATTACAACATGGGCCACAAAAGGAACAAACACGAGGAGCTCGACTGTTACAGTTCGCAGCTTCGCATCGTTTTTCATTTTGTTTCTTTGGCTCTTTGTTTTTAGGAGAGCTCTTTGGTGTCAAATTTTTAGAATTCTTAACATTTCGAGACTTATTTGGCTTTTTGCCACGTTTCTTCTCGTTTCTATGTTTCTTCTTGTTCGATTTAACAACGTTCTTGTCAGAACGCACCTTTCTCCGTTTAGGAGCTGATGAGGCTTTTCCATCAGTACGACTAGCATTGTCCTGGCTTCGAT